CAATACTAATGTAATAGTGCGTAAAGTAGGCAAGGATAAGTCACGAGTAATTGACTCTGACCACTTACAGTCTACGGGTAACGTACACAATTCAAAATTTATTGATAGGTTTACTAGATTACATGGAGTAAGACCAAATTCACTAAATACATATAATCCAAATTACAATTACTTTTCTTCAAAGACTGAATTATATACAGATTATGAAGTAATGGACCAAGATTCAATTATAGCATCGGCATTAGATATATATGCTGATGAAACTGTAATGAAAGATGATTTTGGTGACGTATTAAGAATTACCAGCGAAAATGAAAATGTAAAAAAGATACTTCACAATTTATTTTATGATATTTTAAATATAGATTTCAATTTATGGCCATGGGTTAGAAATATGTGTAAATATGGAGATTTCTATTTACATTTAGACATTCAAGAAGAAGTAGGAATTATGAATGTAGTTCCTTTATCAGCATATGAAATTGTTCGAGAAGAAGGAATGGACCCAGCAAATCCATATCACGTTCAGTTTAAACAATTAGGTGGCGGTAATATTACTTATGAAAATTTTGAAATAGCACATTTCCGTTTATTAAATGATTCAAACTTCTTACCATATGGTAAATCAATGATTGAAGGAGGTAGAAAAGTTTGGAAACAATTAACATTGATGGAAGATGCAATGTTAATTCATAGAATAATGAGAGCTCCTGAAAAGAGAATCTTTAAAATTGATGTAGGTAATATACCTCCTGCAGAAGTTGATAATTACATGCAAAAAATTATCAACCAAATGAAAAAGACTCCTTATGTTGATCAACAAACGGGAGATTACAATTTGAAGTTTAACATGCAAAACATGTTAGAAGATTATTTCTTACCTGTAAGGGGAGGTCAATCTGGAACTGAAATTGATACTTTAGCAGGTATGGAATTTACAGGAATAGATGATATTGAGTACTTAAGAAATAGAATGATGGCTGGTTTGAAAATACCAAAAGCTTTCATTGGTTATGAAGAAGGAATAGGTGGTAAAGCAACATTAGCAGCTGAAGATGTTCGTTTTGCTAGAACAATTGAAAGAATACAAAGAATAATAATTTCAGAACTTTACAAAATTGCTGTAGTACATTTATCTGCACAAGGATTTGAAAATGCTGAGTTATTAGACTTTGATTTAACAATGACTTCTCCATCTACTATATATGAGCAAGAAAAACTAACTTTATATAATACCAAAGTCGATTTAGCAAAATCTATGCTTGAAGGTAAAATTATATCTAAAGAATGGATTTATAAAAATGTATTTAACTTTACTCCAGAAGATGTAATTGAAATTGAAGCTGGTATAATTAAAGATCAAAAAGACGTTTACAGAGCAACTAAAATTGCTGAAGATGGGGAAGATCCAGAATCAGAATTTAATAAAAAGAAAAAAGCTCAAGGGGAAGCAAAAGAAGAAGATAAAGGCGCAAACCCATTTGGAGAAGGCGTAGATAAAGATCTTGAAAAAGAATATGAAGAAAAGGAAAAAAAGGAAAGAAAAACTCCTAAAGTTCCTGAAGGTGGATGGCCAGGGGCAGGTAGACCTAAAGAAGGTGTGAAGTATAATACTCATGCACATCCGAGAGGTTATGACCCAACAGGTAGAGTAGCATGGAAGAATGCTAGAAATGAATCTACCGATGTCATTAAAAAATATGGTTTAGAGAAACTAGTAACGAAAAAATCATTGATACTAAATGAAACAATTAGTATGATAGATGAGGCAAATATCTTACCAGAAGGAATTTAAAACATAACAATCTTCATATTTATTATTAAAGAAATAACATAAGCCTGAATGAAAAATTTAAAGCACTCGAAATTTAAGAACACTGGCGTACTATTCGAATTACTAGTACGACAAGTTGCGTCTGATACTTTGAACAATAATGATTCAAAGGCGATTCCGCTGATTAAAAAACATTTTTCTAAATCTACGGAGTTAGCAAAAGAATTTAATTTGTATCAAACTTTAGTTAAAGAACGTTTCTCAAAAGAAGAGAAGGCCAGTCATTTAATTGAAGCAGTGATGTCAGCGAGATCGGCTATCAATCAAACTATCTTAAATAGACAAAAATATAACTTGATTAAAGAAATTAAATCTAATTACAATTTAGAAGATTTCTTTAAATCTAAAGTTAATAATTATAAAACTCTAGCAGCTATTTATAAATTATTTGAATATACTGTGGCAGACAATCCTGTAGAATCAGTAAATAACAAATATACTATTATAGAGCATATAACTCGTAGCAATGATGTTAAGAAAACATCTGGGTTAAATGAAATGTCTGCATTTATCAATCAAGACAAAGATGTTAGACTATTATCTTATAAGATATTAGTTGATAAATTCAATGCCAAATATTCAGATTTAAATGAAGGGCAGAAATCTTTGTTAAGACACTATATCAATTCAGTATCAGAAGGAACTGAACTAAAAGAATTCATTGAAAAAGAATCTTTGAAACTTCAAAAAGAACTTAAAGTATTGACTACGAAAGTAACTGATAAAGTTGTTAAGATTAAATTAGCAGAAGTTACCAATCTTTTAAAAGAAGTAGCAGCTGTGAAAACAGTAAAAGACAATCATGTATTGAATTTGTTACGTTATCACGAATTAATTAAAGAACTTAAAAAAGCGTAATTATGCCATTTAATCCATTAGACCCAACTTATTCATTTCAAAATGCATATCATCAACAAGATGCAAATGGTTCATTTTCTAAAACAGTTCGTGTTACAGCAACTACAAACAATCCTTTAACATTGACAGGAAGCTTTGCAAACAATGCAGCTTTTATTATAATGAATACCGGTTCTGTAATATTATCAGGATCAAATGGTACTGGATATATAGGAGCTGATTTTCATGAGGCTAGTCAAAATCATCAATTATTTCCAATTCAATTATCATATGTTTCTGCATCAGCAGGAGGCGATATAACAATATTATATTACTAAACAATAATTTATGTCATATATAGATACATTTAAAAAGCCTCGTTTAACAGAATCTGTTATCAAAGAAGTTAATCCTTTTTTAGAAGAAGAGGAAGATTTAGATGAAATGTCCGTAGCAGCAGGCGCAGGCGGGTATGACGTGCCAGGAGCTTTCGGTGACGTAGACGATGAGACAGTTGAAATATTAGGTTATAAAAAAGTAAAAAAACTTAAAACAAATATTAAGGAATCAACTTTCATGAAGATGGCTTCTGAATTATACATGAAATAATATTATGGAAAATAAAAAATTATTAGTAGACTATATTACATTTGACATTTCGCCAGAAAAGATAAATGAGTCTATGGAGAAAAACGGAGGTCGATTAATGGTGAAAGGTGTATTGCAAAGAGCAGACGCTTTGAATCAAAATGGTCGTAAATATCCTAGAAATATATTAATGCGTGAAGCTAAAAAGTATTCTGATATTAATATCAAAGAAAGAAGAGCGTTAGGAGAGTTAGACCATCCAGATTCTTCAGTTGTTAACTTAAACAATGTATCTCACAATATTACTGAAATGCATTGGGAAGGAAATGATTTAGTAGGTACTGTAGAGGTTTTATCAACACCTTCAGGGAACATCTTAAAAGAATTATTCAAATGCGGTATTAAATTAGGCATCTCGAGCCGTGGTTTAGGGTCTGTTAAACAGCTTGGAGAATCAGAAGTTGAAGTGCAAGATGACTTTGAATTAATTGCTTTTGATTTTGTATCTAACCCATCAACTCAAGGAGCGTTTTTAGCACCAATGCATGAATCTGTCAATCACAATCAAAAACAACAATCATCTAAATATGATAATGTAAATAGATTGATAACTGATATATTAACTGACACAAAACAATAAACAATGTTAAACTCACAACTTAAAAAATTAATAGAATCTGAAGTTCGTTTAGCACTTCAAGAAAATATTCAAGAACCATCAGAGCAAATTTTAAAAGCTTGTATGGCTTATTTCAAAACTCAAACTGGCATCAATGCCGGATTACCAGCATTAGCCGGTAGAAGTCAAGGAGATGCTTTGTATTATGTAGTTTCATTAGATAAAGAAATTAAAACTCCTGTACTAAAAGCTTTATTCAGATCATTGGATATTCGTATTATGGTAACAGAATTAAGAGACCAAATTGGAGGATATGCTTTTCAATTCGGTTTTGATTATAAACATCCTCAAGGCGGGTCTAATGGATTAACATTAGGCACTATATTGTTTATGAATAACAAATTCTCGTCTAGAGGATTCTAATATGCCATATTCGGTAAAAAAACAAGGAGACCAATATGCTGTGTATAAAAAGGACACGGGCAAATTAGTTGGAAAAACAAAAGGAACAAAAGAAGCATTAAGAAAATACCTGGCTGCTTTACACATGCACGCCGAATCATTAAATTTAGAAGATATGAAACCAGGACCAATTAAATTAGCATCGTTAATTAATCTTCGTGAAAACGAAAATTTAACTGCTAACATGACTACTAAACAAAAGAAAGCTTTTGTTGAAGCAGTATATCACTTTGCAGAGCATGCAAATAGTATTTATAGAAATCATAATATCAAAGAGACGGCTCAGTATTTAGGAGAATTAATTGAAGCTGCATCTAATTTAACATTAGCAGAAACTGAAGATTGGTTTGATGGACAGACAGTAGGTCGTCATATGAAACATTTAGGAGAAGCTCACAAAATATTTGAAAAGACTGCTCATGAAATGGCAACACTTCAACAACGTCTTGAATCATCATATGAAGATATTGGATCTACTTTAGGTAAATATTATGATATTGGTGGCATGGTCAATGAAGCTTCAATGGTAGCTGGTTCAGGTCAAGATTATCAAAGATTCTTTCAAAAAGCAATGAAGAAATTTAAAATTCAAGAGCCATCAGATTTAGAAGATGATAAAGCAAAGAAAAAATTATTCAATTGGGTAGATGCTAATTATGTATCTAGAGAAGAAGAAGCTAAAAAGAAAGCAGAAGCCGAAGCAAAATCAAAAGAAGATAAATCAAAAGAATAAAAAATAATGAGATTAATTGATGCTATACCTAGACATACTAGAGCTGCTATATTAGTTAAAGAGTCATTGTCTAGAACAGACAGAATGATGTTAGCAGAAGCAGGAATAGCGTCAGACGCTGATTTAGAAAAATTATTAAAAGGCATTGCAAAGGA